ATTATGTATCATTCCCAGTCGTGGGAACGTGAATATTTAGTGCAAAAATCGTCGGTTTATATATAAGTAAAACATGTATATATATCAAATGTAAATTAAAATGTAAAATATAAAATCTAATCGGGTTGGGTGCCTGAAGAGGTAGCCCAGTGGCCAAGGGTCATGAGAGGGGGCCCGACGTAGCCTACGAACTGTACGTCTTCACCTGGGGTAAAGTACACCATCTCTTGTGCGGGACCATCAGCGTTGTACACCCTGTAAACTACATTTAAGTAGGTGATGGGTTTGGTTGTATTGCGTGACCTCTGGAACAATTTATTAGTTTGGTGGGGAATTTCTATATGGGTTACAGGGTTATTTTCGATAGAAATTTCGGTTCCAGTAAAATATTTAGTGTCATCATCTAGATCAGATAACATGGTTGAGTCCGCATTGGAGGCGGTCTCTTTGGTTATGCCCGCGAAATTGTCGGTCAGCGAAACACGGTGGATAGAACTTGGGCATGAGGAGCAGGCGCTGTGTCGAAAGATCATGTACTTCATAGAACCCCTTACGCCTGCATACATACTACGAAAGTATGTAAATGGGGTCATCCTTACAGCATTGTACCACTTCAAATTATAGCGGTGAGAACCACCATGTGTTGAAAAACCAGGGTACGGAGGGAGTGCTGGGAATTGTAGTTCAGTGACACCAGGACCAGAGGACGGGTCGGTCATGAACAATTGAGTTGATCTTTTCATGAGCTGTTTCATGGACACTATACTTTCACCACCATATATCAAGGGCAATTGGGCAGCCACAGAATGGTTCTCATTAAGCTCCACCTGAGCATTTATGGTAACCGGTAATATGGGCATAGGGGATGAAGTGACGCCTTTAAGTTCTACGTCTTCTAAGTGCATCAGTATAGTGAATGGTAGGCTTGGTATACCTGTTCTTTCGCCGACTTCTCGAACTGGTACCAAGTGTGTAACATGTAATCTACCATATGTTATAGGCTCGTTGTCCGTCAGAAACATAAACTCCTTGTCAAAGAAAAATGGTACTTTGTATGTGACTCGTCGAGTAAATTGTGGACTAACTACGACGTGATCTGGGTTTGACAACAAGGTTATACGTGCCATTTTCTGCGTTGTGTAATAAGCTGTATCGTCACCACTCAAATTGGTAAAGGAATGTTCCATCTCGTCCCCCATGTATGGTAAATAAGTGACCATTACTCCTGCTGATTGGACTCTAGATTCGCCTATGATAATCTCAAAGACCATAGTAGCTCTCATCGAATGCGCGTAAGCGAGTTTGTCTCTGATGAAACCGTCGCTAAGGAACTTGCTCATTGGATCAAGAGTGAAGCAGGAGAAAGAGTTGGTTACAAGTTTACTTTGGTGTAACACAATATCGCGTGATAACCATTTGTCTAGTGATGCTGAATCGTCGGTGTGGGACAAAAAGGTATCATGTGTTAGGAAAGCCTCTGTTTCTTCCGTGGGTATGTCAGTCACTTCACCATTAGGTCGTAGAGTTGTACGAAACCCTTTCGACCTTTTAAGGCTCTGTGTTGGCTCTGTTGGGTGGAGCGGAGGTATGTAAATTTGCTCGGAAGAAACCTCATCAAACGAAGGTGCGGGGGGGGGAGATCGCAAGAATCTCCTGCGGACTTCATTCTGTGCGCGCGTTATTAGAGAAGACCAATCCATATTTAGGCATCCTATGCAGATGAAAGACCAGAAGGCGTTACAAATAATTGCTACCAGGGTCATTTGTTGAATGGAGGGCTGTGGATTCTCTATATCGGGCTTAGGGCTTTTCTCCCACTCATAAGCATTTTTCTTGAGTCGGCGTGCAAGAGTAGGAGGTTGTGTGGAGTTTGATGTTGGAGACGGGGAGTCAGAAGGTGGGGGGGCGTTCACGGTATCATAAGTTGGTGCGGTGGTCTGGGTGCCATCGTATTCTATTTGTGAAGAATCTACACCTTCATTGAAGCCATAGTTAAATGTAGCTGCGATTGCGTTGGCGTACGGTCTAAGCACGGGCATGACTTCCTCCCATTGAGGGGAGGTACCCATAAATTGTAGATCCGAACCACCACGAATATAAACAGCGAAACATAAACTATTGTAATCTGCCGTCGTAGTACCCATTGCATTCACAGGGTCAAATACGTATATGGAAAGTGTTCCAAAACCATAATTGCGCGTCGTATATGTACGGTTTGCGCCATGATTTACGTAATTTGGCCCCCTGCTCATTTCGGCGAACGGGGTTGTGGTTCCATTGTTCACCTTAATGTCTAAAACTGGGTCATCAGAGATATTCCATAAGTAGGTATGCTGGGTATTGAGCGGGGGGGAAGTTACCTTAGAAGCGTGGGGATCAAAAGTTATCTTCGCTGTGAACGTTACTGACATAGGTGCAAAAGCCATTAGTCGTATCTCTATAGAACCAGATGCGTGAGTAAAAGGTGTGGCTGCTGCGGCTAGGTTTGTGAGGGCAAAAGCTGGTCGGTTCGCTTGGCCCCAACCATACCCTCTAGCCATCGTCTGTACTGATACTTTAGGATCAACTACCATGGACCATATAAGCTCGTTTACGTTCTGTAGTGAAGTTGTCTCGACATAATCCAAATAGGACCAACGTCGAAATTGATCTTCGAGCATATATAAAGTGTCACCAGATTTCAGTTCAGCTAAGCCCTGGCGGACGTCCCATGATAATTTCTTCACATTATCGACGGCATTGAAGTTCGAAAGCCTCGGTGTGTAAACGATCTCCATGGCGGGGGGGGCATCAATACGGTTTGGTCTACTGTTACCCAATGCCATTGCGACGTATCCCATTACTTCCAGAAACTTCTCTGCTGCCAGTATCGCGCGGGGTGCATTAGTAGATACGTAAGCCGCGAACTTACCCGTTGCTTTAAGAACTGCTGTGGGTACTGCTGCTATTGTTGTCTTACTCTCATGCTTACCTAGTTTCTCTGGTATGTTAGCGTTGGGAATTAGGGTTACGATCGTTGGGGATTCAATCGAATTGCTAGCAAAATCATCATACAAACTCCATAATTGACGGTATGATAGCATCTCGGTGATAATCCGGTGGTGTTTAACAAGGGGGTTTTCGATGCGCAAAAGAACTGCACGGAAAGCTTCTAACTCTGCGGGGCCATGAAGGATCATCTCCATGAATGCACGGGTGATATTGTCTTGTAAAACTGCATCGTAATCTGTTCCAGTCTTCTTGATGTGGCCGTGTAATGATTTGAGTATAGATTCTTTCTTAAGGGGTGCTATAGCGCGTATTCGACCGCACACTTTCACTTTTAAGAACTTACGTGAAATGATATCAATACCTTTAGTTATATCTTTACTCTTAGTCGCTCCTGTAACCGTCATTCCAATGCTATTGACGAAAGCTGCATATCCTTCTGGTGTGTACTTGGGGTAACGAATAAAACCTAGGAGTTTCTTCCTGCCTTCAGTATTATCATCACCGTACGTCAGCAATTGGACTGCTGAACGGAAAGGTATCTTTGGGTAATAACCAAGGAAATAATAGCGCTTGAGGATACTCGAAACTCCTCCATCTATAAAACTAGTACCTGTGATGCCTGAGGGGACAACATTTTCAAATGCTGTAACGGCACCATCTACGTTTATCAATGGACGGAGGATCATAGTAACAATTGCTCTCATCATACGCAAATCGGATTCGGTATACGTGCCATCGGCGGCGACATTTATCATCTCCATCAGGTACGCTTTTATAGCTTGGGAGTTCGCGGACATATCAAAATGCTTGTAATCAATGCTGTTTATGTCGCAATTCTCCATCGCTTTAATCACTCTTCTAACGTGTCGTTCGTCATGTGGGTTGATTCCGACTAGCGCTTCACCAGTAATAGGGTCATCAAACACCAAACCCCATATTGGGTCGAAGTACTTGGAAATCAACATGTTCAGTAGGAAAGGTACAGCACAATACTGCCGCGGTTTCTTCGAAACACCATCGTAAAGAAACACTCGTTGCTCCATTTTGTTCTTCAAGTAAACTATTAGAGCCGGCATATCATTCTTCAATAACAAGCGACAGACTTCATCGTAAGCTGTATGCACTTCACCTTTCAGGAACCATTTCCCATTCTTTTGAACGGCCCATTCTTTCTTGGTGCCAGTGAAGGGAAAATTCATAGCGGTTGACATCTCTGCACCAGAGCACCAAGCTGAGTTCGCGGTTCCATTGACTACTTCGCCTATGGTTAACGGGCGCAAACTCTTCTCGACTGCTCGTGGATGGAATGGGGACCAGTAATCTTGAGCGGCTGCCTTCAATCGTAGTGGACATAGAGTCTTTTCAACTTTGCGGGCTGCTGCGGATAGGTAATTCACTTTTCCATCCATAGGTGCGTTTCCAGCGTATGGGGATCCATGTGTGGGCGGTAAACCTGCTAGAGCTAACTCATCGGAAATGGAGGATTTTATCCATGAATCTTTAGGTTCGACGGGCCTGCCCATGTATCCCAGTATCGTAGCTTCGTCAGCGGACGTAACTGTTTTATCGACAATATTCTTGTCATGTAATGGTACTGATGACATGTAATCGCCTATAGACAGTGGAGCTGGATGATCAGGGAAATCTGCGCCGTATAGGGACTCGCGGGTTACGCGCATCGCAAAACTTTGCTGTTGGCTTTGGGCAACATGCAGTCCGTAAATCATGGGTTGAGCTACAGAAAACACCGGGGAGCCACTAAAGGAAACTGATGGGGGGGCAGAATACATGGCGCCATGGGCTGCATACTTGTGACTACCATGCTCAACTTTTCCCATTGCATTCCGGTCTGTGACTACACCTCGCTCGGTTATCGGAAGACCATCTCGGGTCTTCCTTGCACGAACAAGTTCTGCGGGCCACGAAACGTGACCTGGGGCAAATAGTCTGCGGATGTCACGGAATGGGCCAGATCGTTCTACAGGAACTAAGAGAGCGTCTGGGGCTACTGTTCGCGCTGAGCGTATGTCTAGCATAGTTGTGAACTTATAGGGGGTTCCATCGCTGTGAACGTTGGTGGTGCAATGTAGCACAACGTTTTCTCGAGCGGCATGCGCGGGGATTAGTAGTAAACCGGTGGACACAAATATACCTACGAACGTATACAACATGCTATCCTTGTCTTCGTAGCGCAGATGCGCAACGTTGCGTTCCACTACTCGCTGTAGCTGGTCTTGGGTCATGATATACTCGCCCTTTTTGGAGTGGGACGCTTCTGTAGTCTCATAAAATTCCCTTGGACCTTGGATACTTACGTTGGGAACTAGGCTAACGGTAGTGTTGGCTGGGGGGGGGTCAACTTGTTCAAATGTAGGACTAGCTGTATCGTTGGTCGCCACAAGGTGTACCATGCGGGCCATGTGCATAGACTGCATCAACGTACTAGTTATTCCGGTACTTCTGAGGGCCATTATCTTGTCGGTTTCGTTTTTCCGCAACTCGTCAGTAGTTGCTCCAACTAAGAAGCACCACCTTCGGTAATCAAAACCCAGTATAGAACCATTGACAATGAGAGCCGATTTCCAAAAAGGCAAGAACATAATTGAATACGCCGCCATAGTTAGATGGAATATCGGAAAGGCTGTAAAAGCTAGAGAGCTAATAGCAGCGGTAGTCAAAACTATCTTAATGCGAGATAGGTGGTCAGGGCTGTTTGTTATTGGACTAAAGGTGGTGCGCACTTTGTCGAAAACGCGCGTCATGGTAGTCGGGGTTTGGGAACAAAACCTGCGGGATCGATAGAGCACATAGGGTATCAGAGCAAAAGGCCCAAATGGTGAACATAAAACCAGGGATACAATATTGCGCATTGCGCGTTTAGTTTGTAACCACCAGGCTTTTGAAGTTAGTTCGTCCTCATTTAGGGCTGAAACACATGCTTTCACTTCGGTCTCACCCGCGCAAGCGGGTAAATAGACTGCAGGGTGGAAAATACGTGTTTCTTTCGCAACTTGCAAGCACAAGATGAACATACGGTAGAGTCTAAAGTAAACATTGTTACTATCAGGGTCGTAACCAAATGCTAAGGACATTTCATATCCTAATTCGGTCCTCCCACCATAGAAAAACGTAGTAAACTTCTTCTTCATCCAGCGCAAACTGATAGTCTTACGAAACTTCTTAAAAAGACTCTTCGCTCGGGGTCGCTGGAAGGCGGTATACGTTATATGATCATCAGGGGTGAAATTAGCTAAGTAGGAGTTCAATACCAACCTATGCGGGGTTGTTTCCGATTCGTCTAACCTGTCAGCAAGATCCAGAGCTACGACTCTAGTCATCTCGCCCATAATTGATAGGGCCAAAAGAACATGGCGCCTATTTAGGCTGTTCATCGCGGAAACTTGGACAAGGTCCGTGGAAGGTGGTTTTGTAACAACTATAGCTTCTGCTAACATCACATCCATCGTTACTTCAATCTCTTCTTTCGCCACTATACACCAGCGGTGTCCGTCTGTAACAAAAGATGCACTGTGTTCGGTTCGCACGGGCTCATCATCCATGAGGGCTAGAGGAAATGCCATTGCCCATTCGCCGTTCCATAAAGTTAGTTGGCGGCAAGAGCAAATAGTCCACATTTCGTCAATTGAAGTTAATACTTCTTCATGAGAGTAATTGATCCGGGGGCCGAGTTCGATCTCAGAGGCTAGAGTGTTGTAAACTAATGGCATAGCATTTTGCAAGCATTGGCAGTTTTCCTTGTGTTTTGCACAATCTAGGCATAACGAGGATATTGCACTTGCGTTAGCTTTTGCAACGAAACGCTCTTGATGGGCTACATACTTAGGTACTTCCTTCTGGAGATACTTTACTAGACGATGCAAGCTGATGTTTTGTAACATCTCGCCGTCATCCCAAATAGTCTCAAAACGGTAATCGGCTGGCTGATGTTTTACAGCTTTGCCAAATGTGTCTTGAACGGGAGGTTCAACTGCGGCCATAACCACTTTCTGTACTGTGAACAAATGGGTATCTGGCATGTCTAAACCATCAATAACTTTGGATGCGTCTAATTGCAATTCGTCTCGAGATTTTCTGTAGCGTTCACGGGGAACAACTCTGATATGCATGTGGAAGCGTCTGAGTGCGCTACCTGGCTCAATAGTAACAGCGCCAGCTTGCATATCTGTGGAATTGGTAGAAGCGGCAACAACGTCCAATTTTGGAACTATCTTGTTTTTGTCTTGTGCTTCAGCTGCGTTAACGTACCAGGGTACATTGTTCACTGCTTGATTTACCAAGTCCAATGCTGATTCTCCCGTATCAGAGACAATCTTATTATTAATATCATCCATAATAAGCAAACGGGTCAAATTGGTTATAGCGGGGAATTTGGAATCCGCGCGTATATTGACTTTCTCTTCGTCTGCTATATCTTTGCCATGCATGATATAGTAAATAAGTTTGCCCAAGAACGTTTGGGGCTCTGTTTTCCCAACACCTGTAGGACCAGAAACAACAAAAGCATAGGGGGCTGTTTGTAACTTGCCCATGCGGGTGCGTGCCTTGGCGGTGACAGTTAATTCTAAAATTGCAATCTCCATGCGATTTATAGCTTCAACTATCCTATTGTCTGTCTCCACTCTACGCGTTTCACAACAAGCGTTAGTGAAGGCTGAGGCAGCAACAAGTATGTCATTCCATTTGGCAACGTAACCGGGGTCTCTTTTGACGCGCTCTTTCTCCAAGTTAAGGACGTGAAAATTGTCAATTAGCTCTCGATACATCACTTTGTCAATTGCAAAACCCACAAGGGTGCGGGATCGCGCATATTCAGAGAATGCTTGCTTCAGATACGTCTCAGCATCAGCTAAGGCGGCTATCATCGAGGGGAAATCTTCTTTGTCTCTAACGCGTTCATAGAGTAATTTCAAACGGTCAACGGTTAGGTGGGAATCGGTTGTAAACGGGATCGCAAGATAACCAGCAACTTCCATAAACTTCTTTCGTTTATTATTGCGCATGAATTCATGCACAATGGCTCCGACTTTAGCACTATCGGTAGTTCCAAAAACGATGGGGAAGAAGTTATCTACAACTGTTTTCGTTATTGACGCATTGAGGGTTAAACCTACTGTGGCGGCTAAACCTGATAACAGTTTTACATAAAAGTTCTTACTGGTTAGTACGGTGGTACCTAGGATAATGGATTCGACATTTTTAATGATCTTGTCGTAATCCTGGGTATTGTCTACGAGGGCTGTAACGATTCGTTTAATAATATCGTCTTCTGTCTCTGCGGTTGGGGGTGTAGCATTGCTGCCACTGCCCGTAACTGCGTTTGATGTAGGGGTGACATTACCGGCATCAGAATTTAACTTGAGCGGGTGAATATCAATATCAAAGAAGAAACAAAAGGTCTCAAGACGACGAGTTATTTCAGTTTCGCTAAGGGGTGGTTGTGAATTACGTAAAGCCTGTTCATACTGTTGTCCAATGTTCTTTATGTCCTCATTATTATCTTCGGAGGGCAGGGAACTAAGTCCTTTAGTGATGGGCTCTGTGGGGGGTAATTCAACGGTTTTGGGCAAATGTATTGAGCTCTCCATTTGAAATTCATCGATAGGGGAGCAGAAGAGCATACGTAGGGAGTTGTAAATGGCAGTGTAGGCGATTACATTATGAATGTAAAGACTACAAAAAAGGTTACAAATTGAATTGTATATTACGGAGTAGGCGACTACGATATTATCGTAAAGACTACGGGAAGGGGTCGTGTTTTCTTCTAATAACTTGGCGGTTTTTGCACTCTCTTCGTGGGTACGAATCTCGTGGTAATTCCGTTCATTTTCAATGAGTGAGGTCATTATACGCTCGCACACTACATGATTGTAGGCGCGAGCATAAGCCGACATACGGAGGATTCTATACAGGGAGAGGCGGAGCTTAAGTTTCTTTGTCAAGTATAACTTCCTTGGTGAAACAACAGTGCTCATAGTGGGGGCAGTAAAGAAACTGCGAATGAACACGGCAAATACAGGAAGTGCTACGAAGGGGGAGAAACAGAAAATAAAGTGGAACATTGTCCAAGTAGCTATTCGTAAAAAGGTTGAAATGCTTGAGAGCATTTCCGATCGGGGGGGGGGGGGGTTCATGTTGTCGTTAGTAAGACTGAACTTTTACCTCTGGTCGTCTCAAACCGGAGGCGGGAGGTCGTTTTCTGCTATTCGTCGAACTTTTCTCGCGTGAGTTGTTCGATCAGGTCACCTCGCCTCGCACTGTGCATTTGCATACACAACGCAACCTAATATCTGTCTTTCTGGATCGTCTCCTAGTCCCACAGCGGACTATTTTGGCAGAATCACTGAGTATCCGGGTCGCAAGGCCGAAATTATTACTACAGCGTGAATCAACCGCATTATTGTAACAAAAAGAAAATCAACTTCTACATGTTCCCGCACTGTGCTTTTTCCAGTGGCGGCGTGTTTTACTAAAACTTTCTCAAGTTCCATTATGACGTTAGCGCCCTATCAGGTATACCTCAAAAGAGAGGCCCTGTTAATAAGACTAGGTCAGTGAACTTTCCTTGATCGGGTGAAAGTGGGAACACATATAGGTTTCATTAAATTCTGATACGCACTGATATGCATTTATTGTCAGTCAGCTAGACATTGCTCTAGGAGCGGGGTTGGTCTTACGGTGCTTTCAAACCGGTAGGTTTCTTTTGATTTAGTAGAAAGAAGCAGGAAACTTGGAGCATAGATGAAAATTGAAAAAAGAACTGATCAATAATTTCCAAAACAAAAATGTTGGGGGGGAAATGGGTCAAATATGCCTACAAAAACTACAATCTATCCCTCCTGTCGAATATCAACTAGGCGCCATAAAGTGGCATAGCGAAGAGTTACTCATTCAAACTAATATTCACAATACAGCACCCGCCAGAGATCTATCCGCGACAGGGCGGAAAGTTCCGGCGGCGGCATAACCCAGCCTGCGGGGGGTGTGCAACTAAGTGGTCTAAGGTTGTCAACCTACATAAATAGTGCACAATATTACCAGCTAAAGATAAAGATTTGATCAAAAAGAACTGATCGATAATTTCCAAAAACAAAATACAAACTTGTCATATGTGTTAGGGGGGGAAATTGGGGGGGGGTTTTTCTTTAGGTGGACCGTGAAATCTGAAAAGTTTCTGCGGATTTCTTTGCCGAGTGACTGGCCCGACAAAACGACAATCTATCTAATGGAAGAGTTACTCATTCAACATCAGAATAGATCATCGGTTACAAAAAGAACACTACCTAAACTCCAGTTAAACCAGAGCGTCGGTCGTTTCAGTACAAACCAAAACGTGTGTTTGCGCAC